CTACTATTGGTGCTGCTACGGCAGTACGTACAATGTTAAAGAAAAACTTTAACACAAAGATGGTTGCCGAGAAAGGAGTTAAATCGGAAGAGTTATTCCGTGATAAGGTTAAGTATGTTATAGATAAATTTCCGAGTTACCTTACTCCAACGATTAATAGTGACAGTAAAACAATATTACAATTTGTTAAGAAGATAGGTAAGGGAAAGACGTCGGGTTCTAACTCTATCTTTCAGGTTGAGCCACCTACGATTACTTGCATCAACGGTGGCTCACCTGCTATTGTATTGTTAGACGAGATTGGTCTATACGATATTTTCGGAGATATTATATCTGAAGGTAGACCAGCTCTATTCGGATTAAATCCTATAACAGGAAGACAGGAAATGCTACGTCAAGTTATTGCTTGGGGAACAGGCGGCAATATGGATAAGGGTGGAGCTGCGATGGAGCAAGAATATCGTACCGTTAAGGAAGCTTGGCTTGACCGAGATTTCACTAACGGTTTCCTACCTGTCTTTTTAAATTGCTTTGCCAGAAAGGGAGTTGATTACGAGTTCTATGAAGAACAAAAGAAGTTCTACTATAATAGAGAGCAGAAAGTTGGCGAGAAAGACCACAAGATATATTTTCATCAAGCGTATCCAGTAACTGAGGATGATATGTTCTTAACTTCATCAGATACGATTATTGCTACTGCTACAATAAATCAATGCTTAGATAAGATACGCACAAAGAAACAAAAGAAACAATTAGAGTACTTAAGGGGACATTTCGTACCTGTATATGATATGAGTGTTAAGTATGGAGAGGAAAGTGATGTTCCTTACAAGATTATAGGTGCTAAATTCCAAGCTTGCTCAGATAATGATATTATTAGGAATACTGCTAATGCGTGTGTTACTATGATAACCAGACCTGACCGCAAATGGAGAAATCGTTACTGGCAAGGAACTGACCCTATATTTACCGCAAGTGGATTCTCTAATATGGGTTGTGCTATATTTGATGGACTACAGAAAAGAATATCATGCTATATAGATATGCGCCACGAAGACTACCGTTTCTGCTATATGCAATGCCTTCTTATGAAGATGTATTATGGGACAGTTAATGGTAACTCATCTATAACACCTATCAAGGATTTAGTTGAGTCTAACGTTGGTGGTGAGTACATTAATTATAATAAGCAAAAAGGAATATATAACTCCTTAACAAAGAATGATAAACTAAAAGCTACATTACAAGGCGGTGGCAGTACAGTTGGTATTCGTAAGATGGTAGGACTTTCTGCTAAGACGATGATAACTGAACTCGAGGAGATGCTTGTTACCTGTATTGATACGCTTGACTGCGATAGATTCTTCGAGCAATTAAAAACATATGTGAGAAAGACAACTAAGGCTGGAAAAGAAACTTATGAGCCACAGAATAAACGTCATCATAAAGATGACGTTCTCGACGCTTGTTTATATGCTTATATTAACTATAAGTCACATGAACGCTATAAGCCAGAATTGATTGGAACTCAAGAAACTATTAAGTATAAAAGCAAGTACGTGTGTAATGCGTCTACAGGATATCAGAATGTAATAAAAAGAATACCTATAACTAATTAATATGTTAGAAGACGAAGACTTAGAGAAAGACGAGTTTACTCCACACGAGATACCTATAAAGCCTAAGGTAGAAAAAAAACCTATAGCTATAGGAAAAGTATTCGTTCCTGGAAAACGAGACATGAAAGTCGAATATCCTGAACTTTCTGAAATTGAGGCTTTCTCAACAATGAATGATAAGGATATTCGTCTTTGTTGGTATTATGCTTGCAAGTCATCTGAGTTTAATAATATAGATGATAACAATCTTCGTATGCAAAAATCTTTAGAAAAGGCATACGGAAAGAATTGGTTCTCAAATCCGACAGCTAAGAAGTTAGCCATGTGGGATATACCTGATTATATAAAGATGGGAATGGAAGCTATGGCTAACTTCTCTCCACAGCACAGAAGCGAGGCTAATGCGCTAATGTCTATGATGTTTAAAAACCTACAACTTGTAGTTGATGTTGATTCAGAAATGTTTGAGATGTGGACACCATCAGAAAGAAAAGCTTACGTACAGCTTGTTAGCGAAACCGCTGCAACTTTGCCAAATATAGTATCACAACTTGAACGAGGATTTGCCGTCAGAATAAACGAATCCACTGGTGACCAAAAGGAAACACAGGCACAACACAGTGGACTAATGGATAGGCTAATGGATGAATCAGAAAATTAAAACTTAAATATACAAAGAAATGTTTGTAGTACCAGTTAGACCAAATAGATTAAATTCTACTAAAAATGAAAAGTATCACTCTGACTATGCCAAATGGTGTATAGGTAATGTTAATACTTCTAATCAATCTATGTTTATTCAGAAGTCACTAATAAATTGGGCTTTCTATAAAGGAAACCAATGGTTGTTTGCAGAAGATTTAGATGCTTTCCTTGCAGATGAATCTGGTGACTCTCGTAATCGTATTAAGTTCATACAAAACATAGTAAGACCATTTGTAGAATACTATACTGGTTCTGCTATTCGTATGGATATTTCTTGTCAAGCATTTTCTAAATCAACTCAAGCTATAGATAGAAGAGAGATGGTATGGCAAAGAGTCAAGGCACAATACGAGATATACAAGATGGCACCTGAGGTATTTAAACCAGTTATTAAGGATAAGTACAATATTGGTGATACAGAAGAAGAAACTCAAATGATATTCAAGTCAATGTATAAGGATAGATTTGAAGAAAGTGTAAACGACATAATGTCTGAGCTTGCTCGTAGAAATGACATTGAAGATAAAAAAGTACTCTTAACAAAACATATAGCTTTAGATGGAATAGGAGTGTTATTCGAAGAAGAAAGATTTGGTTCACAGGTAGTTAATATAATAGACCCAAGAAGATATTTCTTTGATTCATCAGCAAAACTACCATCGTTAAAAGATTCTGAGTTTATGGGACACTGGGATATGATGTCTCTTTCTGACATTGCTGAGTTGTGTCCTAATTTAGGAAGGTCAAAATTAATGGCTTTAGAAAAAGCTTCAGCATTATCGAGACCTACTATAGGTATGCATAATATGGTATCTTTTGAGTGGAATCAGTCTAACGGAAAGATACCTGTCTATAATATTGAATGGAGAGATTTAGAGACAGACCTTTTCGGAGCTTGTTATGACGAGAATGGAGTTCCAGCATTAGTTAAAATAGATTCAGATGATTCACCATATACTAAAAAAGATTTAATTCCTAAAAAGGATTTAAAGAAATTAGTAAAGGATAATGCATGGATTGAGAAGGTTCTTAAAATGGAACAAACAAAAACAGTTACACTTGACGCTGTACGTTATTGTAAGTTAGTTCCTTCAGAATTTATAGGTTCAGCTGGAAGTGACTTTGTTATTAAGTGGGGATTAAAAGAGTATGTTCCACGATACTCTTATGATTATCAATATCCTGATTGGTCTTATAAATCAAGATGCTGGAACTATGATAATGGCGAAGTTCTTTCACCTATAGATGATTTGATTTCTCCTCAGAGATTTATTAATCGTCTACTTTCTATTGGAGAATCTCAAATTAATAACGTTAGAGGTTCAGGTCCAATCTTTAGTAAAGATACTATTGATAATCAAGGTGGAGAACAGGAACTGCAACGAAGCGTGAACTTAGGAAAAGCTGTAATTATAGATGGTCCAGTGAATAACTCAGTAGGAACATATTCTAATGGAATAGGTTCAGGAACAATACAGTTATTTGACATAGCGTCTAAAATGAAGACAATGGCAGATTCAGTTATAGGCGGAGGACAGGAACTGCAAGGTGCTGGCGGTTCATACAGAGCATCTGCTTCTGTGGCTAATCAAAACCTTAATCAAGGACAGACAATGCAAGAACCTGTATTCTATTGCTTACACAAGATACTATTAGATGTTTACGAGTCTTTTGCTAATCGCGGAAGAAGGATACTATGTTCGAATCAATCACAACTTGTAGTAACCGTAGGTGAAGAAGGAATGAGGATGATTACACTTACTCGTGATTATGACATAGAGCAGTACAGATGTGAAGTTAAACGCGCAACTGACCCTCATATGGAAAAACAGAATGCTAATGAGATGCTAATGCTATTATTTGAGAAACAGTTAATAGATTCTACAACTTATGCTAAGTACTTTAACAAGTCTACAATGAATACAATAGGTCAGGCTATAAGAGAGTACACCATGCTTAAGATAGAAGCAGAAAGAGCAAGACAGAAACAGGCAGCAGCAGATGAGGCTAAAAAGAAACAAGGAGCTCAGGCTGCAATGCAGTTACAGAATATGCAGTCTGACCAAGCAAGACAAGATGCTTTTGCTATGGAAAACATGAAGCAGTCAGCAGGGCAAGCATCTGTTATTACAAGTCTTTTAGACAAAACAGAAATACCTAAAGGAATAGAATAGTGTATATAAACAGCAAACAAAAAGAAGTTTTATCTGTAGCATTCGATGATTGCTTAAGGTCTCTTATTGATGATATGCTTAAGTATAAAAAATCATTAATAGAAACAGTTGAAGTAACTGACTTTAAGTATCATGCTAAAAATGAAGACTTCGAAGAGTTGTCGGAGTCTGGATTCTTGTTTAGACTTGAAAGTTATTATAAACATCATAATAATATACATACAGAGATGAGAAAAATAAAGGATATACTTGAAGATAGCTCAAATAATAAATCCGAGTATTAACTTTAGTCAAAGCTAAGAAAATACTTGCATATATCGAAAATTTTATTAATCTTTGCCTAACATTAATAAAACATCTAATTATAATGAAAAATTTAAAACACTTATCACTTTTACCAGTTTCGTTTAAAGAAAACGAAACAATTGAGCAACAGTTTGCTCAAATGCAGGAAACAGATGACTCGCAGATGCAAGCATTCATTTCTACAATAGAAAGTAATCCTGGTCTTTTAGCTGACCCTGATACAAAGGCAGTTTACGATTCATATATTGCTTCTCAGAAGCAACAACAACCTCAACAACAAACACCTACTCAAAATCAGCAGCAACAACAAGCGCCTCAACAACAGCAACAAGCGACTTCGGTTGAACTTAGTGAAGAACAATTCCTAAGTGGACCAGAAGGAAGTGGTTTATTTACAACTACAGCTGTTAAGCCAAACTTCGAAAAAGTAAACGAGACAAACTTTCCAAAAGCAGTACAGCAAGTGTTCGGTGTAGATACAACACAGCCACAGTGGATGAAGTCGTTTCTTGAGTCAGCATTTGAAACAAAAGACAAAGTAACTAAACTTTCTGAAGTTGAACAGAAATACAAAGCTGTATCTGAAGACTTAGAAAGAATACCACCAGCACTTTTAACTGCGATGCAAGTTGCTTTAAAAGATGGTGACTGGAGAAAAGCAATAACAAACCTTGACGTAGACTTCACTAAAAACTTTGACAAGTTGCCAGTTGAAGAACAAGCAAGAATAACAAAAAGATTCATACCAGATTTATCTATTGATTTAGATAAAACAGAAGACCCTTTATTCAAATCAGCATTATCCTTAGGAAGAGAGAAATACATTCATCATCAGGAATCCATTAGAAAAGAAGCGGAAGCTCAACTTGAACGTGCCAAACAAGACAAAGACAAGTTTCAGGTAACTGTGAAGAGTTCTGTATCTAAACTTAAGGAAAAATTTCCAAACGAAGCTGACGAAGTTTTTGAAACCGTAGAAGAGTTACTATCAAGCAGACAGCTATTAGCAAGACTGTTTTATAACGAAGACGGAAGCTTAAAGCCTGACGCAGCAGAAATAGCTACCTATGCTAAATTCGGAAAGTCACTTTACGAAAGAGCTCAGAAAACAACTAACCGTAAGGCAGTTAATGAAGAGCTTGCTAATGTGATTAACACACAGCAGTCAAAAGGTGGCGGAGCAAGTACTCCAAATGTAACACAAACTCAAAACGAACAAGTAGCACAAGGACAATCAATCCTTCAGTCTTACAAGAAAACTTATTAATCACAATGAAAAAGAATCTAATTTTATTAGCGGTTGCTTTTGGAGATACAGCTACAAACTACTCTCCAACATCACCTCCTACTGGAAGATTCCAAAATACCAATGTTAACCCTATTGGTTCTGGATATGCAGCTCAGTATGGACACGATGTAAACTCAGTATTACAAAAAGTAGTACGTCAGATAATCTACGATGCTGCTCCAAAGCAGTACTTAGACCTGAAGTTAATGTCACTTAAAGCTCCTCAGTATGCTCCATCTGATGAGTTCTTCTACAATGAAATGGCTTTCGGAAGAGACCCTATTCTTGCAGACACAATCGGTGGCGGTGGAATTGCAGCAGGTGCAACACAGACAATTCCTATCCTGAATAAAAATAACGTATCTAAAGATATGATTATTGTTTATCCAGATAACTCTCGCGGTACAATCACAACAGTTACACCAACTGGCTCTGGGGCAAATATAGTGGTTACTTCAGAAAGCGGTGAAACACTTCCAGCATTAGCAGCTGCAGCTGCAGGCGCAACAGTATTTGCTTACTTATCACCTGTTGAAGCAGATGGTATGTCAGATATTTCTAACTATGTACGTTACGATACTATTGAAAGAAGTAACTACGTACAGAGCGTTATTAAGGCAATGCGATTCGGAAGAATGGAGTTAGCTAAATACCAAAACACTGGAGTTCTTAGCAACTACCTTGAAATGCAGAAAAAAGTAATGTACCGTCAGTTCCGTATTTCTTTGTCTAACATTTTTTGGAATGGTCACAAGGCAGAGGTTACATTATCTAACGGTATGAAAGCAAAAACTGCAGGTGGTGTTTTCCCTACAATGCAAGAAGCTGGTTCAGCTCACTCTTCTGTAACATTAGCAAACTCTCCTGACGCGTTAGAAGAATTAGCATTGTCAACAGAGTATGGAGACTTTGGAGATTCACGTTTCCTTTTCGCTGCACCGAGAGTGATTCACTATCTTTCTCAGCAATACAAAAGAGACCTTACACGTTACGCTCCTAACGACGAAATCGCAAGATTAGACCTGAAAGGAGTTAACATCGGCTCGTCTAACATTGTGTTCTGCCCAATCAAAAGATTTGAAGAGCCATCTTGCTTCCCACGTTCTTGGAGAAGCCGTGCAATCCTTACAGACTTAGAGAGCATTACTCCAAAGTATATGTTCCCTGAAGAAATGGGTGACACACTTAACAGAAGAAATCAAGGAACTTTGAATAACTTCACTGATTCTTGGATTTCTGCAACAACCTCTATTGAGTTTAATAACCCATTAGCATCAGGTTGGTTAGACATCACAAATCTTCCTTAATTAGCCTTCCAAAGCAAGAAAGACGGAGTATTCGTACTCCGTCTTATTTTTATCATAAATAACACTTAAATATCTAACAAGATGAAAAAAATTAAAGAACTTAAAGTAGCATTTAAAAATTCTGAAGAAACATCAGAAGAACCTCAGTTAAAAGCTGACTCAGCTCCTATGAGCATGATTCCAACCGACTTATTACAACAGTTAATTTCCGTTATAGGAAAAGTAACTTCAGATAACAAAGTCGATAAAATAGACACAAACCTATTAGCAAATGCTATAGTAGATGGCTTCTCTATGAAAGAGGGTAATCGAAATGGAGTTGTTAACAGACGAACATATACAAAAGATACATTACCAATGGAAGACCTTTTAGAGAAACCTGTAATGTTCTTTGCATTTTGCAATTCAACAATTATCTTTGATGATGTTGTAAAAGGTGGATTAACAGTAAATGCACCGTACCACCCTATTGTTTTTAATCCATACTTAAGATATGAACAGCCTGGTCAAAAAGGAAAAATCATAACACAGTGTATGGCTTTAGTTTGGTCTAAACAACAAGTTGAATTCGTAAGAAACCACTCTTTGTTTTCAATTGAGTATTTTGAAAAACTAAGCGACGCAACAAATTATTCTGTAGATTTAATTGATAAGGTAGTTGCTGCTTATGAAAGAGTAAAACACCTTAATGAGTTTCAGGTAAAACAAAGATGTATCGAGATGAACATCAATATAGATACTCAAGACTTTAAAATTCTTCGTAAAAAGATAGCTCACGTAATGGCTCAGGAAATACAAAAAGCTGAAGACTTTGCAAGGCTAACAGAAGTGGAGGACTCTTCTATATCACAACAAATAAAATCTAACGAAAGCTCACTTCAAGCGAAAGTTTACAAAGGAGAGCCAACATATTAATCTAACAAGTGATTTTAGCATCTACAATAGTTACAGCCCTTGCATCACGATTAGACGCAGAGGGCTCTAACTACTATAACTTTACTGATAATTATAAACCTGCAATTAATGAGTCTGTTAAATATATAGTTAACTTAATAAACTATGCTTTATCAAATAATAAGATTACAGAAGAATGCTTGGTGGAACTTGCTGATGCAAGAGTTTATACAACATCAAAGCACTCAAGAATCTCATTCGACTCTACAATATGGGCAGTAATATCTGTTAATCCACTTCCTTTAACAGAAGCTATTGAAGGCGCTACGACAATAGTGCCTTCTGAAGGTTCTGTAAATTCTTATTATAGAACAGACTTACGTCACATAGACAGTAACTACTACGCAAAACGATTAAACAAAGAAGAGTGGGAATTAAACAAGAATAACCCATTTGCTCCAGGAAATACATTATTTAACTGTTCTGCACTTGAACCTGGAAGTAATGATAATGTTACATTTGCATACTTAAATCCATTCAACTATAATAATAACACCTCTGCTGAAGGTTACACAAGAATAAATGAGCTTTCTATAAGACCTTACCTTAATCAAAAGCTTTGCACAGTATTCGTTGTAAAAGTTCCTAATGATATAACATCAGAATCAGGACAAATACAACTACACCCTAAGTTATTTAACTTCCTTGTAGAAAAATGCTTAAATTACATAGCGTATCAACAAGGTGATAATACAAGTATATTCCAACTTTCACAAACAGAAATTCAATCAATAGTACAAATACTTAGCTAATGACTTACAGATTTTTAGGCAACGCTATTCTTTCTCACATCAAGCAAACATTTGATGATAGAGATATTACATTAGACCAAGTTGTTTACTGGATTAATATAATTGCTAAAAGACTACGTTATGAAAGAATAAAAAAGACAAAGTCAGAAGCTTATCTTGTATATTTTCCAAACGTAACAGTCTTAACTGATACGGCAACTGGAAGAAAGTACACAATTCTTCCAGAGGCTATAGTAGACTTGGACAATAACATAGGTATAGATACAGTAACATACTGCGCAGCTGATGCTAATCTTTGTGGATGCGAAGACCCTTTGCAAAATCCATTTAACAGGACATCTGCTCGTGCTGTTCAAACACTGTACGGTAATCCTTATAGAAAACCAACTTCAAGTAATGCATACTACTATCGTTCTAATTATAACATAAGTGGAGTTAGAGAAGAGGTAATATTCTACGCTGGTCTTGAATGTGTAGATGTTACCTGTGTAGATATGTGGATATTCTCTAATGAATCTCCTAATCACGTTTGTGACTTAGATACAGAAGTTAATCTTAATGAAGAACAAGAAAAGATTCTTTACTATGAAGTGTTAAATCTTGCAAAATACGGATTCTTAATACAAAGCGACACCAAGAATGATGGTTCTGATACAACAAATAAAGGATTCAGACAGGGTAACGCAGCACCAGTACAAGAAGAGGATTCACAAAGCCAACAGCAAGCATAAATGATTATCAAAACATACCTTTTAACGCATACAAAGCCGTATTTAAACAAGTTTATGTATGTTAATTTGTGTTTATGTGTACCCGCAAAAATAACGATTTAAAACGCATTTTAAACGATGAACGCATCTGAATTTATATCAATAGATTACGCATTAAGCGAATTAATCACTGCCGCAGCTGACGAAGGCTTTGCGCGTAGTGGACTTGATAAAGGCTTCTATATAGGAAGAATACACTCAGCTGTTACATTCTTTGCATTAGAAACATTTTATCAGGTTGTAACAAAGGACATACTTAACTTTGATGTAAATGGCAATGGAGTTATTGATATTCCAGTAAATGCGTTTAACATAAGAGAAATATATCTTTTCAATAAAGATAACTGTGACACTACAGAGAATATGGATGATTACGCTTTAGTTCACTGGAAGAGGACGTTAGCTTATGGTTCATCAGGACTAAAGACAACACGAATAAGAAAATACGGAACAGACCCAGTTTTACAAGGTGGCAATAATTATGGGAATAGATTTAATAATCCTTATTCTGTAGTTGGAGCTAACAATGGAAGCAAGTTATACACTTGTAATATACAAAGCGGAAAGATTATTCTTGATAATGAAAACTATAAAAACTACAAGCATATTAGATTAATATATAATGGTATGGGTGCTGCAACTGGAGATATACCATGCATACCAAGAATACTTTACGATGGAATACTTGACAAGGCTAAACTTGACGTATTTGAGTACTTAAAAGTAAGAGACAGAAGTTACAGAGATGATTATAGTGACTCACTTCTTAAGTTTCATGGAAACAGTAAAATGAAGGGTTCATATCGTGAGTGTAAAAACAGAATACTCGCTATGGATACTTTCCAAAGAGACGCACTGAGGGAATATTTTGCTAACGCTGACTTTATTTAATAATGGCTAAGATTAACATAGGAAACAAAAGACCTGAAAGTCACCAGGAATATACTAAAACTATAGGTGGTGGTATAAGCGCAGATAATAACTATAATATAGAAGGCGTACTAAATGTAAACAACTATATTAGAGGTAGGAATCTGCGTGTATCGTCAAAGGGTAACTCATCTGCAGCAGAAAGAATAGATGGAGAGTTAGAGCTTTATGACTATTCTGGAAGTGCAGATATAATACCTGGCTCTCAGGCAATACTATCATTCAGTATAGATTCAATTCCAGTTAACGGAACAAGTCAGTTAACATGGTCTGTATATCCTCCATATTGGAATGGTAGTTTTAATTTTATATGGTCAGTATATGCAAATGAAAATGAAGCTGCAGTAGACTATGCTGATTTTTTAAACACTGCTGTATTTGTAACCGTTCCAGAGTTAACGTTGACAGCAACAGTTTTAGGTAACGTATTAACAATAAGTACAAATACAAACACTGCACTTTTTAACAATAATAATAAATTCTTTATAGAGAATACAACAGGTGTATTTACGTTAATAATTGGAACGATAATACCAGCTTCAGCTCCAGAGTCATTCTGGCTTAACGGAGGAGTAGCAGATATAGTAGATGACACAAGTGGGGATTACACCTGTTTGATGTCTACTTCTGTAAATGGAAATATTATAGCTATATGGGCATCAGATAAATGGGAAGAGTCAACTCCTACTCCAGGTATAATGACTATCAACGACAAGGTAATGTTATATTCAGTAAATTTCCCTGTTCGTCATGATAAGAAATTCGACCATGATAAGAATGAAAACTGTCTTGGTGGAGAAATATACATAACAGATAATAATCTTCCTCCAATGTATTTTAACATTAAGGATATTATTGACAGTTTTTATTCAGGTTCACCTAAATACTTCGAAGACTTTGATTACAGAGACTATATAATTAATCTTAATAATCCATTAGGAGTAATGGTATTTACAGGTCTTGTAAACGTTGGAGGTGGAAACGGAAGACCAGTAGGTCAGAATGCCTATTCATATAGAGCTGTATCTAACGATGGAGATAGAACAAACTGGTCTATAGCTACACCAATGATAGTTATACCAAGAAACTATACCGAAAACGATTCGCCAGATTCTTTATTTAAGTACACTTCAACTCGTGGCGGAATAGCTAACGAATCTTCAAGAACAGCTTATGCACCTAAATTTAGATTAAGAGTTGATAACTTTCAAGGTTATAACTATATAGAGGTAAAGCGTCATAGTTACAGTAATGGCGAAGGATTAGGTTATTCTCCTCCTGGATATATCATTCAGCGTATTCCTATAGTTGATAATCAATTTAGTGTAATAGAAATAGTTGATTCTCTTTCAAACGAAACAGATAACATAGTTATTGCTCCTGACGATGATTCTTTAAACGCAACTTCTGTAATAAGAAAAGCTGAAGCAATACGCTACATTAGAAACAAGGTACTACTTGCTAATATAGAATACGAATCAGTGAACTTAGCTGACATTAATCTTGTGTATGCACAACCATACGGAAAAACAGGAGAGCCTATACTAAAGTTTTTAGGTGAGAAAGGACACAGAGACCCTGTAAATGCTTGTTACTTTAAGTCAGACCTTAATGGTGAAAAAGAAAGCTATAGTATAATACTTTGGAACGAGAACCTACAGCGAACATTTGTTATTCCTATAGACGATTTAGATAACTTTATGTTTCCTGATAAGCGTAAAAACTTAAATGGATGGAATGGCTCTAAACCAGTATCTGATTATTTGAATAATCTTCATAAATTTGTAAATCCTTTTAACGGAGGAAGTCCAATGTTTAACCTTCCTAGTCAGGATACAAACGAAGCAGAAGAAGTTTTTGAAGTTGTACTACACTCATGGAAATCATTAGTTTCTAATAATTATCCATCTTCTGATGAGTATAAACTTAAACAAAGACCTTTAATAGGATATACTCAAGTTATAAATATAACAGAAAACTCAGATTCAGGTTCAGAAAACTATAATGTAAGAAACCCTATTTCAGATAATGATACAACTAAAGATTACAAAAGAAATTATAGCCCAGTTAATGAACTAGACAGAGGTATAAATTCTCCTAATGATACAAGCGCATGGGTTAATCCAGGATATGATTTTGAAACATATAATCCTGGAGGTTATCAGAATCATTATCAATCACTTGGTTTAGCTATTCATGGTATATCAGGTTTTCCTGATTGGGTTAAGGCTTTTTCTATAGCTAAAACAAAACCAGCAAATAGAGTAATAGCTCAAGGCATAGCTGTTTTCCCGCTTGTAGAAAAAGGAAATACCATAGCTGGATATACCTATCCTGTTGATGTAAGATTTAATCTTCCAATTCCAGGTCAAAACGAACCGACAGAACCTGATACTCCAAGTGATGAAGGAGGAACAGTAATTAATAATAGGGTAAAGGCAATGGGAAATGTAACAGTTAGACCAGCAGTAAAAGAATCTGCTAAAAAACTACATATACATATACCAGATATAGAAAGTGGATATCTTTCATCAGAGATACTTAATGAGATAATCAGAAACCCATCTAACTATAAGATACAGTTTGTAGAACCAGTTGGTTACTACACTGAACCTTTTAATGGAGATGTAGGAACTGTAAAAAATGGCGACTCTCCACTATATAGTTTATTTGGAGAAAAGGTTGACATGGTTACTTATGCAAAAGTACAAGATGAAGAAGAAATGCCTACATGCAGAGCAGAGTTATTAAACTCGAGTCCATTTTCTGATAGATATGCTCACTTTGCAGGAAGCAGATATACAAGAGGAGACTTTCTAACGGCATTAGGCGGATGGCTTGGAGGTCAACCAGCGAGTGCAGCTGGATGGAAGAGTGTAATTACAAATGTTTCTATAAACACTGACAATAGTGAAGGTAAAACATTCCTTGAGGTAGAAGTAGAAGATGATGTTTGGTTGGTTCTTACTACTCCATTCGTTAAAAGAAGCATGGATGATGACGAAGTAAAAGAATGGCAAGAACATTTCTATATAATAAACATAGTAAATGACTCAGCTGAAATTCCAGCTTCTTCAACTCAGGAATATCTTGCTCCTATAAACTTCATAAAGCTTGATTCTAAGATAGGGATATCAGCAGGCTTAGCTCATGAAGAGTTTGACGTAGTAGACGAAAGAATTGAGGACTATAAAGTAGTAGAAACTACAAATGAAGTAAACTTTGTTTACGTTAAAAAACCGAACAGAGATGATTTAAGGTTTATTAATATAACAGAAATAGAAACACTGTTTCCAGTAGATTTAATTGCTATTGATAGTGATATAGATAATGGAACTACTACCTATTGCGGTAAAATACTTAATGGAAAGTATAAAACAGGTGAGAATAAGGTTATAATAGATGATACTTATTCTTACACGCCATCAACTATAAATTCTAATAAATTAGTAAAAGGAGATGAAGTTAAAATAAAGTATAACACAGAAAAACCTATAAGTATCTTTGGTGGAAATATAATGCACAATGACGCTTGTTTTACATATAAACACAGAGAGTGTATTAACGAAGGAAGACTGCCATATGTTAACGTAGTACCTCAATCATCATTCGGAAGTCAATTTAAGTTAGGAATAGGATTTCCTACTCACACATACAAGTTATCTCCAAAAGTAAAGAAGCATGTATTTTTTGACGAAATGGGAACTCCAGATGTACAACCAGATACAGAACCTGTAAATGTAATAATGCTTAATTATATAAGACAATGGATAATATTATACACTTGTCAAGCCAGAACGAATCTATCTTACGTTTATGGAAAATTCTTTCCAAATCAAGGTTACATAGAAAGACCTCAATCTTGGGAAAGCGAAAAAACTGTAGTAGAAAATGGAATATTTTCTCAATACGAAGATGACTATCCAAACGAAAAAGAAAGATGGAAGCTTGGCGGATTCGGAGTAATGCAACTTGAAAGGACAAACTTAGATTTTAGCAAGTTTCCAGAACACGATAAGCTATATGCAAGGGTATCCTTTCTACAAGAAGATAATATTAGGTACTGTACACGTTTCGCATGGTCACAGACAAGACCGATACAAAATTACGGCTCTCCAAGTTTAAAAACATTTAGACCATTTAACTATAAAGACTTAGCTGACAAAGCTGGAGACATACATAAGATTTATATATCTTCGGATAGATACGGAGATAATGTCTATGCTATGTGTGAAAATGATATATGCTTAGTACTCATGAGAAAGGCTACATTATCAGACGCTGGTGGAAATATACTCGGTACAACAAGTACTTCAGACAGCGAGTTTCTATCGCAAGAGCAATGGCAGAATGTTGGTGCTAAAAAGGGATTACAGAAACTTCACAAGTGGACATTTACTGAAGATGGTAATACTGCTTTTTACGCAAATAAGAATGGAGTATTTGCCTTCAATGAGGAGTCATTTGGCTCAGGTAAATCAACTGATATTTCGTTTGGACAAAGAGAAAGGCTTATTAACTATGTAGAAGAGCAGTTTGGAACACTATTCTTAACAACAATTGCTAACGGAAAAAACATAGTAGACTTAGAGTGTCAAGGTTATGGATTTTTTGATAACAAGTTTAAAGAATACGGCTTTAATGTAAAGTTTCCAATAGTTGACACTACTCCGTATAGAATACAGGAATGGGAAGGTATCCTAACTAACTATTTTGATATAACACAGTGTCAGAATATTCTATTTGAAATAAGAAATAATCCAGCGATAATAACAAGCGAAATACTTGTACTTGTTTATAATGGACAAAACGAGAATAGAACTTATTATTTTAGAAAACAAATAAATCAAGAGTTTAATATTATAATAAAAGACAACGGAGTAGAGCAACCGCTTATAACATTAGCGTTAAGTGAAGAGTATTTTGTTCTCAAAAAAGACACCGAACTCGAAGCTTGGTATGTTACAGCAATAAATAAAGAAATGCTTGAACTTATCCAAAAATTATTCGTATATTGCGTAAAGGATACTGTAAAAGCATGGTCTTCAGAATTTGATTACCAGTTTGACTCAGTTCTTTCTGTTGACGGAAAGAAATACGGATTTAGAAACTTAAAATGCTATCAACTTGAAAAAGGTGGACAACTCAACGGAGAAAATATACTGTATGAATTAACAGATTCTATAAACCCAGATAAAGAAATATTAGAACAGGATAAAGAATTTATACGAATACAGTTAAATACAGTTCAAAAATTAACAGACGCAGAAAACTTAAATATAGACTTTTTGCAACCAGATGAAAATACAATAGTATCTTCTCTTGGTGGAGCAAGCATGAAAACTTACGGAGGTTACGGAAACTATGTAACAAGAAATAATACAACTGGAAAACGCTACCAAGACCAAAGGTTTATCTATAAAATATCATATAATGGAGCAGACAAGATAGCTATATCATCTGTTACTGTACAATATAAAATGCTCAAATAATGAAAAGGATAAAGTTAGTTCCAGTTCAGTTTAAAATGTTTGGTGAACTTATAGGTGGCATAATGTCACTTAGGCAAGGTAAGAAAGAAAAAGCTTCAGGTGAAAAGAAAGTCGCAGCAGCTGACTTACTTATACCAGGAGCAGAAGACCCTGAGCAACGGTTAGCATATGAAAAACTTAAGAGTAAAGCTGATACTATGTATTCAGGTTCTTACGCTTCAACATTAACAGATAACTTAGCTGAAAACTTTGCTGGTATCAAAGAGGGAGCAATGTCACTCGCAAGTGGAGGCGGAGCAGACGTTACTGCTTTAATGAAAGTAGGTGGACAAGCTTCAGGAGCATTTAATGATGTTTTAGGTAGCCTTGAAAACAGAGCAACACAGTATGATGCAATGTCAGGAGCAGCACTTGACCAAATAGCACAACGTAAACTTGAGTTAGACCTTATGAAGCATCAAGAGAAACGCTATGATGGCTTAACAGAACTTCAAACAGGAAATGCTAACATAGCAGCTGGAAAAGCAGGTATTGCTAGTGGAGTAGGCGGAATGATGGATACTGCTGCAACGTTAGGAATAGGTGCAATAAAAAGTGGAAAATGAAAAGAATAAAACTTATATCTTTATCTTTTCTTTTAGGAGAAGATAATCCTATGTATGGCATAGAACAAGTTGCAGCACCTGTGATTACACCTCAGATTACAGCTCCTGTTTACAATGGCAATACTTACGACAATGGACAGCTTATTCAGCAACCAGTTCAAATACAAGCTTCTCCGACACAAGTAGCTGATACTTATGACAATGGACAGCTTATTCAGCAACCAGTTCAAATACAAGCTTCTCCGACACAAGTAGCTGATACTTATGACCCTACAGTAGGAGTCGAATCACAAATAAGAGAGGAGCTGCAAAGAAGATTAGCAACGCTTAATGCTCAATCTCAGTACGCAGCAGTTGGCAGCCTAACAGGGTATACAGAAGCTGATAGATTAACCAATGACGATTTCTTTGTAAAAGGAGCACCATTAGTTGCAGGTTCTATAAGCGGTAAAGTTATAGGAACACAACTGATAACAGGTGGAGGTTCAGTTCCTATTCCTCAAGCACCTTTTAACTTTGAACGTAATAAACTTCAGGATGCAATATTAAAAGCTATGCAACCAGCAGATTTATCTAAAGGAAAGGTTAATGATAAAGGCGAATGGGAAGAGTTTACAACTCCTGACGCAGGAGCATTTAATGAGAACATGAGACAAATCTACATGGATGGAGTTGATAAGTTTCAAGCCATAGCAGATAAAGTTCCAGACGGACAAAAGCTCCTTTATACAAAAGGAAATTCACTTCATAATGCATTTAAGAACTTCAACACTAATATGTCTTTTGTAGCTAATAACGCTAAGAAAGTAGCAGAAACTGCAGCTGAAATGGATATAGCTGCAAGAGATGAAAACTTAACTTTAACTGAAGAAACTAAAAAGAATATTCGTGATTCGAGATTAGGTTTAGATAAACTTATAAATAAAGACGGTACACCTAACTACCTTATACAGGAGAAACTTGAGAATGCTCAACTTGGTATATCTGGAAGTAAAATTGCAAAAAACATAAAGGATGACTTTATTCCTAAAATAACTACAGATATAAAAGTTGCTAATGATATTAAGTTTAATGGCACTGGAGATGATTATCTTACTGCTATTAAAACAATACAGAAAAAGTATGGTTTAGACGGTGACGAGTATTTTCAACTTAAAGGTATAGACCCTGATAAAGCAACTCAAAAGGAAATTGACTATGCGCTTAGATATCAAGCTAACAAATTAGTAACTCCTTATGCGTTAGAATCATGGTCAGACCCTTCAGACCCTAATAGCTTATCTAAACAAGGACAAGTGGTGGTAAAAAACGCAGAAGAAATAGTTTACCAACAGATGAAGCAATTACAAACAGATATTAAACTTCAGACTGCTGGTAATCAACCTCCAGTTACACGAGTGACTGTTAATAATCTTCCTGAAGTACACAAGGAAACTCCTGGTTTTATGAGTGGTATCCTTGATGGAATAATAACCAACGGAACTAACAGTATTGGTCAAGCTGGAGGACCTCAGACAGGTTTTGCAGTATTACCGACAGGAGAACTAATGGCTTATGGAAAAAACGCTACAGGTCAAATGCAGGGCTCTATAGAGAAGTTTAACATGGAAGATGCTCCAAGTGCACTTTCAGGTATGCTAAATGCTTCAAGAAAAAATGGAGTAAATAACAAAGATGCTAATGTCGCTCAGGATTATATAAACAATATGGCTACAAATGCAGAAGCTCAAGGTTGGGCAGAACAGTTTAAGAAAGCTAAACCAGCGGTAACATTTCAGCAGTACACAGCTTCTAAGGCAGTTGATAGAGATGGTCAAGTTCAACCAAAAAAGAATTCACTTGAAGTTATGTCTGGTTATATGGGTGCTAATAAAGGTAAGGTTTCTTTACCTATAAACAATGATATTGCTAAAGACTTTGTTATGAAAACTGTCACTCCAGCTTTAGCTAAACAATATCCCGAATTAAAAGAATTTACAGGCAAGGATAACGGATACAAGTTTATTCAATTTAAAGGAATAAACGGAGATAACTGGTTTCCAGGAGAAGTATCTAAAGATGGAAAAGATCAAATTATTAGTAAAAGCTTCTTAGGTAGTAATACGTCAACAGGTTCTCAGCTACCAGCAGAAAACATAAAAGGAGCTTTTGGAATACAAGACAAACAAGGAAGAATACGAGTGTATATGCCACTTGGAGATAGAGTACAAGAGATAAGTAATTTTTCTAATGTATTACTTCAAAATACTATGAATCAGTATTTTGTTCCAAGAGACTATGGTACTCCTACTAACACGCAAACAGTTATAAGTAAATCATATCCTAATACTGAATCTAAAACAGAATCAGTAGCAAACCAACCAAAACCAAGTAAATAATACAGATAAGTAAATACAAGTTCGTTTAAAATTCGTTTTTAGCCGTTAAAATTTTGTGGTATATGTTAACGCATTAATCCACGTAAGAGTTAAAATTTAACGGTATTCTATGGCTAAAAAACACATATTTCAATGGCAAAGCAAACAAAAAACACACAACCACAAGGCACTGTTATAGAGAAAATAACAGGCAAACCACTTGACCTATCCAAAGGCAAAAAAGTAATCAGTAATTCAACAGGTTGGTCACTCGATATACAACTTGGAAAGGATAAACCTGAAACAAAAACTCCAGATGCACCAATTCCTGGAATTTCAGCACCATTAAAAGAACCAAAGGTATCACCACCAACTACAGACGAGCAGAACTCAGCTGTAGTTAAACCTGTGGAATCTTCGTTACCAGCAGTTAAAGGTATCGAAGCTGCTAAGGCTCCAGTAAAAATAAAAGACATAGGCACAGATATTAACCTTGATTATAAAGCAGAGTTATTATTAAATGCTAATAAGGATAAGAATAAAGCAGTAAAAAAGTACCTTGAGGAAACTCCCGACAATCCTGACATACAATCAAAAGTAAAAGACTACGTATTACCAGCACTTAATGAAGAGCTTGATATTAAGAATAGTTTTTTATCAGACCCTTCTTGGATGCACGCAGATTTCGCAATAGAGCAAACAAAAAAGGAAGTAGAAGCTATAAAACAAAAAATAAAAGATGCTCCAAGTCAAGTAGCTAAGTCACCAGAAATACTTCAAAAGTATGGAGCAGACAATGATAATACAATACCTTATGCTATACAAAAGACATCAGGTGGTGGTGTTGTTATACCTCAACTAATGCCAAAAGCGGAAGTAAAACAGTATATAGCTGACAATAACTTAGACTACTTATTAAAATCATCACAAGGATACGTAGTACCAAAAGTAGGTGATATATCAGATACAGTATCAGCTATATCTAAAAAAGTATCTTCTTATGAAGAGAAGTTAAAGTTAGACCCTTATGGAGACCTTGTTGAAAACATAAATAAAAAAGCAAAAGAACTTAAAGCAGAAAAACCATTACTTGACTTAGAGCG